CATGGCTTACTAGTTCATCGTGATTATGATAATAAAACAACTAAAGTTAAGGTATTGAAATGTAAGTTTCAAAACTTAGGTGAAAACGGCGCTGAAGCTCATTTTACTTGGGAACCTAAATCAGGTTGCTTTATACCTCATGAAACACCTGATCTTGATGAAGCTATGCCCTGGGAATGATAAAAACAGTAAACTGGAAACCACCACCATGGAGTAAAGAATATAGAAAAATATATTCTTGGTGTTTAAAACACGGAATAAAAATATACCCTGTAGCTACGGTTAAAGGAGAGAAAAATAAGAACTGTTATATAGAAGTAAGTGTAAATTGTAAAACAACGTTATCGCCTAAACATTATGGCGTTAGTGAACTATGGCCTAAGATATTTGAGCTATATAAGTTTTACTACGACAAACATACAAACTAAATACGATACAATTTAGATAATATAAATATGATAGAAAATAAATTTAAAACAGCACAAGAAGCATTTGAGTTCTTCTACCCTGTTATACAAGGTCAAGGTGAAGACTTTGCAGATACTAAAGCTTTGTTCAATATAGGTTTTACAATTGAAAAACCAATGGACAGATTAATAGACACTTGGTACCGCGAATGGAATCACACATATGCAGAAGCTGAATGGCAATGGTATTTAACTGGTGAACCTACAGCATCAACTCTTGGAGAGATATATGGTAGAATACCTAAGATATGGCAAGACATGACTGATGGCAATGGTAGAGTTAATTCTAATTATGGTGCTCAATGGGAAAGAGGCTATCAATTAGATAGAGTTGTAGCAATGTTAAAAGACAATCCTAATACTAGACAAGCTTGTGTATCTATATATGATGGTAAAGAAATAAACAAATATAAATATGATACTCCATGCACTTATGCTATACAGTTTACAGTTGTAAACAACAAGCTTAATATGTGTATTACGATGCGTTCTAACGATCTATGGTTCGGTTTCTGTAATGATCAATATTGTTTCAGTCAACTGCAAGAGATGGTCTCTAAACGCACAGGATATGAGATGGGTACATACTATCATTTCGTACATAACATCCACATATACAATGACCAATTAAACCGTAATTAAATATGGATAAAATTAATTATTATTTATACCACATACCGGGTAAAAAAATAGGTGTTACACGTGATCTTATATCCAGAGTCGTAGAACAACAAGGTTACGACTTAGACGAAGTAGAAGTTCTAGAGCAAAGTACAGATATAAATTATATATCTGACCGCGAGTTAGAACTTCAATTGTCTCTC